GGGGGGGGCTTTAGTCTTTCTGGGGAGGATTGATTAGGGCGCGGCTCCCGGTAGGCTTGTCGCCAGAGCCACCCATTTCATATTTATCCATTGCCCGACCGTGCCTATGACCGTGACGACGGTCACGAGCAAGATGCCAAGCAACACGGTGTATTCAAGAAGAGCCGCGCCGTCTTCGTCCTTCAGGAACTTTTTGACCATTGGTGTTCTCTCCTACGCTACGAGTCTAAGCGGTGACAGAGCTTCTTTGATGCTATCTAGCAGGTCGGCAACATTGCCGCCCGAGTGTACCCACTCTTGGAACTCATATGGAGAGTCCACCAAGAATGCCAAGAGTGCCTTTGCGCTCGCGGCACATGTCGGCCGCGTCTCAAAAAGCTCGGCAATGCTATCAGATAGGTCTCGGCATGCCGATTCGTTTTCTATCTCGGCCGTCGCAAGCTCTTGCTTGGCCGCTTGGTATCGGTCGTCTGTTGCCCGGAACCGGTCCGAGGCCGCCTGATATGTGCTGAACAACTTTCATTCTCCTTATGCATCCCCTGCATAAGGTGTCATACACCACAATCTAGGCGGCATTGATATATAACGGAAGTTTTAGTTTTGAATCCATTTTGGACAACGCTATCAGCTTGTTGCCCGCTTCAATTATCAGACTGATTGACTTGTTCAGCGCCTCTTCACCTGCGCTGTAGAAGCCCTCTGCCACGGCGTAGTGAGGGCCGTCTTTGAGCACGAACCCCCGTCCAACAAGGTAGCCTAGCTTTCGGACTACCTTGTTGCGCTTCATGCCTAGCAGCTTGGCGAGCCGCGCCGCCGTCACCTTCTGGCCCGAAAGCGTGGCGATACAGACGGCGCGCCCGACCCAAAAGTGTTCGACGAACTCCGCGGGCGACATGGTTCCGCAAAAGCCTTCCATCGCAATCTTGACGATGTCGCGGGAGGTCTCTGAGACAATAAGCCACTCGCGCTGTCTATGAATGTCCATTGGCGGTCCCTTCCTTAGGTTGCCGCCAATGTATTACACCTAACGTATGTTGTCATTATCTTTTCGTATAGTCTCCCTGACCGATTTCACAATCAGGGACGCTACGCTGACGTGCTTCCGCCTCGCCTTCTTTCGTAGCTCGACCAGCAGGTCGTTCGGCATTCGGATTGATATTGTGGTCGTCTTGGATGATGTCCCGGGCATCGGTGCGGTAAACATTACTGCGCTGTAATGAACAATGGTGCAACTCACCTTATCAAAAGAAAAAAAGCCCGCCGACCGAAGCCAACGGGCATGAAGTCACTTGTTCTTTTCAAACGCCCTGTCGAGCCGGTCTCCTAGGCGGTTGATGGCGTCGGTAATCCGGGACTCGGTCAGTTCCAACATTTTCGCCGTGACGAATTCCTTAGCGGAATCAATCTTGTGCTGGCTTAAATCGCGCTCTACTGAATTGATGCGGCCATGCAGGGTCCGCACGTATGTCCCGACGAGTCCGCCGATTGTGAGCACGACTGACACGCCGTAATAGATAGCTGTTACCTCAGGCATGGCCGCGGCACCCTACTTTGCTAGAGCTTCGACTTGCGACGCGAGCGCGCGCAAGGCGTTTGCGATGGCAGTCAGAGCTGATGACACGATCGGCTTAGGCGCGGGCGCATCCTGCACGACCGGCATTAGCCTTTGAATGATAGGCATGGTCCCGCACTGGGAGTCCGTCATGCCCTGGGCAAAGTGCCCGTCAGCGTCGTACTTTCCGACCTGCTGAAGGTTTGTCCACGCCCAACAGTAGGGGCTGTTTTCGTTGTGGAACTTTTCGTAACCTTCGCCATTGTACTCTTCAGACTCATAGGCGAGGCGCTCGACAGGCCAATCCTTAACCTTGTCGAGACCGCGCATAGTGAGCGCGTCAATGGCGCTTTCGAACCACTCAAAAGGCGGTTCGCCTTTGAGCGGTCGGCCGGCCGGCTGGTGGTGTGTGCGAGCCGACAGGGAGTCCCCGTTGTGCAGGTGGGTCTTAAAGTCGAGGTCGGATTCCCGATAGTGGAGCGCCGCGACGAACTGCCACGGGGTTCCGATGGCCGCCTCAACACGCTGATAGTCCGCCTTGCGGGCAAGGATGCGCTTGACGATGGAATCAAGCGCGGGCTCGTGCCTAGGCTCGACCACCATACGGGCGTACATCCCGCGGTAGCCGGCCTTAGTCGCCTCAAATGTGACGGCCATTAGGGTTTAGCCTGCGGGAGCACAAACGCGACCAGCCCGCCGAGGCCTGTCCCGACCATCGCGATATCGTGTAGTACGCCAGGGTCAAGCGTCAGACCAAAGGCGCTAAGCATTGCTGCGGCGCCGGCATAGGTGCTAGGCTCCTGCAATCGGCCGACGAGCCAAGAAAGTTTCACTTTGTTCATTTGTTAGGATTCCTTACATCGCTGCGGTGCGCGATTTCTCGATTAGGTTTGTCCCGTTGCCGCGGAACGAGATTACGAAGGTTGCACCGGACGTGGTTCCCGTTGCCAGGACTCCGGTCGTTTTGAAGCCTGTACCAAAAGTAATGTTGTAAGAGCTTGTCCCGCTCGTGGTCACGATCAGGTCGAGGTTTGCGACGGGCGTCGAGTTCGCGTTTAGCGTCACCGCGCCTGTCGGGGTGATGGAGAAAACGTCACTCACAGCCGGGTCGAATGCTACGTTTCCTGTGGTCCCTAGCGTCGTCACAACGCTGTTGCGCGTTTGCGCTATGGACGGTAGCCCGGACAAATCGCTGAAAACCAGCGTGTCCCACGAGGCGTCAAAATCCGTGCCCGAGTTTTTCGTCAGAGCCTGCCCGACCGTCCCAGCCCGAGGCATTCCGCTCGACTGCCACGCAAGGGCGAAATCAGCCGAACTAGACTTGGCCAATACTTGGTCGGTCGCTCCGCCTGTCGGAACGTCGCTGGGCACGACAAGGATGGTTTTGTAGTAGTTGTGCATTGCGCCGTCGTTTGCATTCGGGTCGAAAGTCGCATTGCTCGTGTGCGCCCATATGACAACGTAGACGGAGCTTAGGGACGAAACGTAAAACACGTCGTTTAGCGCATACGGCGTGTTCGCCACCCATGCGCCGCGGAAATTCAACGCCACTTGCGGAAGCGTGAATGTATACGTATTCGCATTGGTCATAGTGACCAAAATTGAATTGGTTGTCGGTTGCGTAATTGACGCAATGCCAACGCCAACCGTTAGGGCTTCTTGTGCGCGCATGCGGGCGAGCCACGCCCAGTTGTTTCCGTCGCATTCGGTATCGGTCAAAAGGCGATTGACGCCAGAGCCCCAGGCTCCGTTGTTTTTGAAAATCGGGTCGGCCATTATTGCGGTGTCCCTTGTGGTGCGGGCGGAAGCCCGGGGTCAGGAATGTATTTTTTGATTTTCCCGGAAGGTGAAAACTGCCCGGATAGATTTATCGAACCATCGGGGTTAATCCCAAGCGCGCCCGTGTTCTTGCCCTTAATCCAATTTCGCGACCCGTGGAAAAGAACGTCAGGCTTTTTCCCGGTCGCCGTCACGCCAGGGGGCGGTGAGCCCGGCGCGGCCCCAGGCAACGCCTTAGTAGGGTCGACCGGCTTGCCGTCCGTTCCAATGAACGCGCGGCGGTTATTCACAACGCTTGTGTCGAGAGTGACTCCGGTAAACATCTGGAACTCGGCAAGCTCGACGTGGTGAATGTTGCTGACCGTTTCCAGCACCGAGGGCAGCCCCATTGGCTGCCCTGCGATAGAGATAGAAGCGCCCGACAGGTTGTAAGATGGCGGAGTGTCCTGACCGGTAAATGTGTCGTCGAACTGATAGAACGTTGCGGCCGTATGGCCCGCCTCGCGGACTCCGGTTTGTTCCGTTGGCGTTGTGGTCGATGTTAAAAACGCGGACCACGCAGGGGTTGTTATTATGTCATTCGGTCCTAACGTGGCGCCGAATGGAGTCGGAACGCGCGGGAGGTCGTCGCCAGTGTAGTTCACGTCGTCAAACGCAAGCCACAGCTTACAAGTTGACGACAGCGACTGCCCCGCACCGTTAAGATTTCCGGTCGCGACAACGCTTCCGCTCAAATCGAATGACAACAAAACGTGGTGCCACTTGTCAGGCGATACGGCTATTGTTTGCGACGTGGCCGCGAAGGATTCGTTCTGATTGTTCACTAGGCTTGTTATGTCGCCGTAATCGGTCACCACATTAGTTACTGCGCCGGCAATAACGAATGCCCCGTCAATTTCGGCGAGGTCTGTGCACCCTCCGATAACTGTTGGCACGCCCTCATATGCGTTAACTGTTCCAGAGCTTCCGCTTATCGGTTCCCACGCTATGCCAGATTTAACGGCTTGGTCCTGGGTTTGCAGGCATACCCTTAAATTCGCCGTAGACGGAAACCCGCTTTGACAATCTAGTCCGATATAGCATTGGTCTAGATTGTAATCCGCGTCCCTTGATGTCAGGGGGTATGTGACCGTCTTAGTACTCGTGTATTGAAGAAGAAGGTCGCACGTGAACGCCGTAGAGTAGACGTTTTCAGTGTATGAATATGAATAGGACGATACATCGTTCCGCGTTCTGAACGCGGAAAAAATCTGGCCAAACGTGACAATGGGAATAATCCCGTTTGAAGCTGCTGCGCTTTCAATCGACGACTGAGGCGCGCGGAACCAAACGGATATGACGGCCTTGCTAAAGTTAGGAATGTTGCTCGACGACTGTTCGATATAGCTCATGAGGCACCATCAAAAAACTCTACGGCCAATCCGTCACCCCAGTTTACGTTCACTATGTTCTGAAACGGGTCGAGGCGCACCGGGTCGGGATTGCCGTTGGTATCGACCGGCAAGGTGGCTCCTTGCGTGTCGTGAAATGTGATGTCGCCCCATGTCGGGCTATATGGGTCGGTTTTGTCGCCCAGCGTAACGCCTGGGTCGTTGCCGCCTATGTGGTAGGTTCTAACTTGCGTGTAATTCCCACGCTGTTTCTTGGCGCCCTTCATCGCGAGAATATCGACAAGCTCAACGTCTACCCACGGCGTCGAGTTCGGGTCGTTCACGTTATCCTTGTTGTATCGGACTACGTGCGTCTTGCGGTGTCCCTCGTTGTTTTCGTCATAGGCTGGGTCGCTAGGTGCAAGCTGCGGCGCAGGGTCCTGATTGTGAAGATTCCACGACGAATGCCAGTCGGCATTTTTGATAGTGAGTTTATCTATGCGCTCGACGGCAACCGTGTTCGTGTCGTCAGTCGTGAACTTTCCGCTAGCGTCAAGCGATTGATTGTTTACGGTGTGCGTATGGACGGTACGCGCATTCAATGCGGCAGAGTTGTTAAACGTCCTCTTGTATCTCTGCGCTTTGTTCGGGTCTCCAAACGTTATGTCCACTATGACCGGGATATCAATGTAACTGATCGGGTTGTTCGGGTCCGGGTCGTTCGGGTCAATTAGGCGTTTTAGCTTAACCGTTCGCGCTATCTCGTTAGCCATCGAACGGAGTCCCATCCGCCTGCAACTCGGACTCCTTCGCGTCAGCGTAATTCGAATAGCTATACGAATACGAGTAGGAACCGCCAGAAACTTGCGCGCCACCCGCTACGACAAGCGTCACGTTTGTTGAAGGCAACGGAACCGAGGCAACTCCCTTTATCGGCTCCGTTCCAATGTCTGCAAACGGGCGAACAATATTTTCAAGAGATGACATTACGTTATCGCCAAGTCTGCTTGTTTCGGTATCGAAAGAGGTGTCACGTTAATATCGTACTCGGCAGCGAAGGGTCCGTTTTGAACCGGCAGCAGTGACAGCGTGTAGACCGATTGCGATTGCGAAATGGTCTTTTGGAATTGGGCAATCTGGTCTTGAGCTTTTGACGCCAGTGTCAAAACGCCGTCAGTGTAGTTGCCGTGAGGTCCGCCAATAGAACCACCGCTCGTCGCATTCGAGAACGTTATGAACGTCTCGCCTACAACGGCCGCGTCTTTCGTGAGGGGGAATAGTAACCCGTCGTCAATTACCCCGTCCAGAGGAGCGGTGTATCCTACGTCGCTCGTTCCAAGTACCGAGGTGCTACCCGTATACGCCTGATAGCCCGTAGAATAATTGGTCGAGTACTCAGGCGTTCCCGTCGCTGACGAGGCGGACCCACCATTACCGACCGCACACGCGAGCTTGATATTTCCGATAAGGGTTCCTCGGTCGCCGTCACCGGATAGGACCGACTCGACAACCTTGCCCGTGGCGCTTCCGCCCGACGTGCGCAGCCGATGGTCCGTGACGTTGACGGTATTTCGAAGGGTTATCCCAATCGCCTTTTCGAACTGGCAATCAAAACTCACCTCGAACGGCCGCGCCCTTTGCATTATGTGCGCTCTGGCGCGGCAGACAAGGTTTTCGATTGACCAGTGCCCGCGGTCTTGAGGAAAATAAGACCGGCGTGACAAGTCGCCAATCGGAGTCGGGTTCAACATCAGGCTATAATAAAGTTGCCCCGTGACCGGGTCGGACGCGAACTGGTCAAAGCTTGCAGCCGTTCGGTGACCAAGCGCAACGCGATACATGTTTCCGTTCGGCGCATAGACCATGTCGCCGGCAACAAGGGTTTCCCCACCCGCGACCCAGTTGCCGCGGAAATTCGGCACGTTTACGTAAAGCCGCGGGCCTTGGTGCGGGTCAGCGATCGGAGCGTACTTGAATTGACTCAAAAACGCGTCAACTGTGAACGGTCCTGCGCCAAACGACGAGCCGGTCATACCGGACACCACAACCTGATAATAGCCTGTTGACGGAGCCGCGGCGGTAGTCGTGTTTCCAGTCGGGTCGTATGAAACGCCTGAGTATTTCAGCGCTCCTAAGTAGCTCGCGGTATCGTAGAAATTGGTCCCAGCGTCAAACCACGTGTTGGGCTGCCAAGCGCCCGCCGTTCCTAACTGGTCGAAGGATGCAAGCGACACATGGTCGCGCAACACTTGCCACCCGAATGTCCCGTTGCCTGTCGTGAAAAGGTCGTACAAGTGGTATTGCGTATTGGGCGCCCACTCGCCGCGGAAAATTCCGTAAGGGCCTTCAATGCCGACCTTGCCCTCAAGATGGAGCTCTTCGCTATCCTGCGCAAAGTTCGCCGCAGTTCCGCCCGGGTCGGTAAACACGGGTTGCAGGTCTGCGCCGAGAATGAAACGAACGTTTTCGGTGCGCTGGCGCTTAGCCTCGTAGCGCAACGCGAGCATGGTCTTGACCTGCCACGCGAAGAACATTTGCTTCGTTATGGAGTAGCTTCCGCTAGATGCAATGCCCTGCGCCTCGTCGCCTTCAACCGCCTCGCTCTTCTCGTCGGTAGTCACCTCAAATATTGGAGCCGTTATGTTCCCACCTGGGCCAGATATGCTTAGGCTAGAGTTCCAATTCATAACATCGTCGAAATGATGGGTTGTTTCTTTGTTTTCAAAACTCCAAGTATATGACAACGATTGCGTTACGGCCTGATTATCAACCGCCTGCGAGTGGGCAACAGTCCAGCCGGACCCAATGTCGGTTCCCATTTTTGGCCACGAACCCAATAGACCGGCGCCGCTGATGGAATTGAAAGACTTGTTTCCTATGTCGATAATTCCAATTGCGTACTGCACCCAATCGACAGTAGAATTTACATAAACACTTTTTAGAGGGGGCTTTCCAATGGCCGTTTTGAAATTGTCATAAAGCACGTCGCTTGTAGAAAGCGTGACTAAACCGGCCTCGCCCGTAATGTAGTCCGACGTTGTGACGGAGAGGGTTACCGGGTCAACATGCCATGCGGCCGAATAGCCTTCCAACACCTCGTCGGGGTCGAGCCTTCGTTCCTCGCGAACCCATACCGGGTCGTAGTATGGCCGCACCATCAGCGTCGAGGCAATCGCGCGCTTCTGGTTGAGCATGTCTAGCGGCTGCGCCGTAAAATGCAGCGTGATGGTCTCCGACTCCATGTCGGCAGGAATAGAGACCAAGCGGCCGAAGAACAGCGGGACAACCGTTGTGTCTAAACGACGATACGAGAACCACGCCCATTGCTGCCGACCGCTCGCCAGCAGGCCTGTGAACGGGTTCGGAATCTCTATCTCAAGTATCGCGCATTGGGACTCTTTCCACTCGCGCTTGAATTTTAGGATAGGCGTATCGACGCGTTGATGCTGCGGGCCGAACGTGGTCTCGCTTGGGTCGGCCCAGGCGAAAAAGAATGGTCCTGCGGTGTTCGAGGATCCGTGAACGGAAGCTTGGCCATCGGCATGTCCGGCCGCGCCGACCGTAGCCGCGCCACCGCCAGAGACGGAAGCTTGCCCATCCGCCTCGCCCGCGCTCGGTCCCGCGGTGTGGCCAGCGACGCTCGCCTGTCCGTCAGCCTCGCCAGTGGCATGGGCCGCCGAACGGCCAACGCCAGCAACGCTTGCCGTGCCGTCTGCGGCGCCACCTGAGGCGCGTACGGTGCGGCTTGCGCCTGATACGGTAGCTTGCCCGTCAGCATGCCCAGCGCCGCTTGTAGCGCCGCCACCGCCAGATACAGAGGCTTGGCCGTCAGCCTCGCCTGCGCCCTTAAAGACAGACTTGCTGGCGCCCGAGACGCTAGCCGTGCCATCGGCGTGGCCTGTACCTGTTGCGGTAATCGAATAGCCCGCGCCAGAAACGTCGGCAGAGCCATCCGCCTCGCCTGCGCCCTTGGCAATAGAGGCTCCGACTCCGGCAACGCTCGCAGTTCCGTCAGCCTCGCCAGCGCCTAGTCGGCCGGTTAAGCCAGAGCCAGAGACGCTTGCCGTACCGTCAGCCGCGCCCGTGCCCTTTGCGATAGATGCGCCAACGCCAGATACGCTAGCCGCGCCGTCTGCTTCGCCTGCGCCAGTCGCAACGAGGTCAAGGACAGTGAGAACAGATGACCTAATGCCCGCGCGACTTGACGGTATAGCATAGGTCTTCGTACTCATGTGATGGTGACCTGCGGGTTAACGTAGACCGTAGTCGATGCCTTGCCGAGCCGCACTTGCGCGCGCACTCGCCCAGCAGTGTGTGGCGTAAACGTGATTTGAAGCTTTTGATAAACCGGGGTCGAGGGCGAGCTTGTCCAAGTCGCGGTCGAGGTCGTGACTGCGGCCGATGCCGTCAAAGGCGTAGCAAGGCTGTCGGCAAAGCTCGTGACCGTCGAAGACGATGTGCCGTAATATTCAAGGCGCGAAATTATGTCTACGTTGTTAAGCGACGCGGAGGACACGATTTCAACAGTCGCGGTCTTGGAACTGCCCGTCGAGGTGTTCTCAACATCGAACCAAAAGGACTCTAGAGGCATACACTGGAAATCGCTGCGAGACGATGACACCATTTTAAGCGAGTATCCGCCAACGTCGTCGGCCGCGCCGTTCGTGAGAACAATAGTGCGCTCGGTCGTCAAGCTGCCTGCGGCTTGGTACCGCTCGTTTAGGCCTTCCGTGGTCCCGTCGTAGCAGTTAACAAGCTCAATTTCTTCATATGGAAATGTGCTGGTACCGGGCGTTGCGTACCTCGTGACTCCGCTCGATATCTTGCAACTGTCGAGCAGCACTTTTGCCGATGGCGTAGAGGCCGTGTCAACCAGCGTGCCGGTGACAGCGCTCAAATCAACGCCGCGGCAAGTGATGCACGTATAGTTTGACGTGCTTGTGGTTCCAAAAAGCGAGGTTGGAAACGTCGCGCCGGCCAGAGCAGACGGCGTGTTCAGCCAAATAATTTCGAGCCCGCGAGTTGCGCCGGATATAGTCTGGCCTGCGTCGCTAAACTGGAGAGTTGTGTTGTCGAGAATTAGCTTGGTTCCGTTCGGGCTTGTGTATCGCAGAGTAGAGGAGCCGGGGCTGTTCAGGTACAACGCGCAATTTTTGAGGTAGTGCGATTTCGTCGCGTTCGTGTTGAAATAGAAATTTGTTCCGGCGCTATTGATTAGAGAAACACCATTCCAGTACAGATTGCAGTTAGCTTCGAACGTTGGCGCGCCAGTTGAGCCGGTGATGCTGGCCCCGGACGTAACGTCGGCCGCTACCGGCGGAACTGAGCCCGCGCGGCTAACCGATATAATCTCGATGACTCCCCATGCGGTGGTGCCGCTGTTGAATGCGTACTGATTCCCAATCCCGGACTCGGCATGGTCGCTCGACAAAAATACGCGGTCGCCGACCGCCGTTCGGTCTGCGAAGGATGCATTCGTTATGCACCAAAGAGTCCCCGCGGGGGCCGACCAGTTGTAGGTCGATTGCCCACTGACGTTTGTCCAAGTCGCGCCGCTGTCTGTACGTGTGCCGTTATTTGCTTTGGCAGTGTTCCAAGATGGTTCGGAACCGCCCGACGTGCCTGCCGTTGTGCACCGAAACGCGTACTCTTGCCCGGTCGTAGGCGACACAGGCTTTATGATATTGCCAACGCTGTAGGCGTGGGTGGCCTGCCACGCTGGCAGTGCGGCGTAAGCAACAGAAGAAACGTACCAATCGGCCATGATGCGAACGCCTTAATGTAAAAAGTAGACAAAGAAAGCCCGCCCGGTTTGCACCGAGCGGGTAGCAGAGCAAAGCAAGTCTTAGTTTTCTGTGATGCCGGTTGTCGTGGTCAGTTCCGGTGTCACGCCATTGGAGACAACGATATTCGGAGTCACCGGGCCACGGTATAAAATCTTGGCCGTACCGCTCGACGCGGTGCAAACCGAGAAATACGTTTCAGTCTCCGAGCCACCAGTGGCCGCCGGGAAAATGACTGTCGCCGCCGGATTGACCGTATTGGCCGACACTGTCCAACCGCCCGAGGTGCGCGCAACAGCGACGCGGGCATAGGACGTGTAAGCTGCCTCGGAGGTCTGGCAGTTTCCGCCCGCGCCCGGGTCAGCGGTGTGCAGCGTAACATACAGGTTTGTCAGAGGGGAACTCGAAGCGTTATCGGCAATGTTTCCAATACCGGACGCGTTGAAAATGAGCTTTAGAACGTCGTTCTCAAACGTGCTGGCCTTGCCACCTGCTGCCATCGCGGCAACGGGAGTCAGGGCCAAAATGGTAGCAAGTAGCAGTCTCTTAATCATAGTTGTTATACCTCTACTAGTTCGAGGGCCGAGACATACTCGTGCCCCCATTCATCAAAGTCAGTGGAGTAGTCCTGAATCAGGACCGTGAATTGCGGGCGATAGTGCACAAACCCGTTGCCGTCAGAAACACTTGTCCCGCTGACGACGGCGCGCCCGGGAGCGCCTGTCTGCCCTGTCGGGTAAACAAGCTCTGCGGGCCATTGGACGGTTACTTGCCGTCCGGGCCAAATGGTGTCGAGCGCGGGACACTCGGCATCGTTGAATGAAACTTTCAAATTGTATTTTCGGAACTGCGCAAAGCTCAAGTCAACAGCGTCGCCGTTTACGGTGCGCCGTATCTGGGCAGCCTCTTTGACCGGCTTAAGCGAGGCTTTGAGAAACCGGCCGCTGTAGAGCGGAATGCCCATACCGGTTATGACGAGCAGCGTGTCGGTCATATTGATTCCTTAGGAGGAGCGCACCCCTGCCGCGCAATAGATAGCGGGCTCTGCGCTGCGAGGACTCGCCGTTAACGGCGCGGCAGGGGCAATGCGAAGCGCTTAGCGCGCTCTTGATTTGTCTTAGTCGTATGGCATGACCCGCAAAGGGCCTGCCCGTTTGTCATGTCGAGCGCCATACTCGGGTCGTCCTTAAGCTCGACAATGTGGTCGGCGAAAAGCAACTTGCCGGTTTGCAGGCATTTGTCGCAGCGCCCGTTAGCCCGGAAAATCACCGCGGCCGACCACCGCTTGTGCTCTGGCGTACGGTAGTGGCCATTGCGGTCGTCTACTTGCCGAACGGTGCGAAGGTCGAGGACCCCTCGACGAGGAAGCATCTTAACGGGCATGGGAAGGTCTTCGTCCGATTGCGCCGACCTGTTGCATGACAGCGTGCCGGCTTAACTGGTCGACGGCGCCCTTGCTTCCTGAGAAGCCTGAGAAGGTTTTTCCGTCCAACACGAATGACACCGGATGACCGCCGCCACCCGCATCAGCAAGCCCGCCCGAGGCGAAGCGACGAGCCTCGCCGTGATAGCCGCTAGCGCTCTCAAACGCGCCCACGAGCCCGCCAGTGGAGAATCCCTTGCCGGAATTCAGGGCGTGCATGAAGGGTACGCCTAGCCTCGACACCGTGGCGGCGTTAACCACGAATTCACCGTGCGAAAGTTGCGCCGGTATCGAGTCCGACGTACCGGTGCCGGGCCCGGAAATCAGGCCCCCAGCCGCGTGGCCGTCAGCCCCTGCCTCGCTTGCGTCGCCGCCCTCGCACCCGCATTTTGCAAGCGCCTCGGCGGCGCGATTTGCCGCGTTTGCCAACTGGTCTATCGCGCTTGAGGCGCGACCTATGTTCGACATTGCTTCGCCGATTGGCGCGACCTTAGTCCCCAATTCGCCGAGAGCCTCTGAAGCCTGTTCTGCTTTCGGCTTGATATCTTCTAGCGCCTTGCCCGCAGGTTCCGCGCGCGGCTTTATATCTCCAAGGGCGTGGGCCGCTTGTTCTGCCGCTGGCGCGAGCACTTTTTTTGACCCGTCTTGGTTCTGCTGTTGGAAGCCATGTCCGCTTTCGGCCTTTCCTTCCTCGTGGCCCTCGCCCTCTACGGGGTGTGTCCCCGTCAGGCCGCGATAGAAGGATTCTCCAAATTGTCTTAAAAATCCGCCAGCGCCGTGAATGAGCATATTTTCGGCGCCCTCTTTTGCCCGAAATTGGGTGTCTGCGCCGCGTCCTTCCGACTCAATCTTTGGTGTGCTTGGGAAAAAGCCGGTGTCGAGTTGACTAGTCGGCGTCTTGAATACGTTCCCAATTTCTTCCGAGTTTTGGTCAATCCTACGTCCGTACTGCGGCGATATTTCGTTAAAAAATCTCTTTATGTTTTGGTCGTCACCGTGCGCGGCCTTGTACCGATTAATTTCATCGAACATCGCATTTTCTTGCGATGTGTCGTCGGGCAGTGCGTTGTATTTTCTAAGCTTCGCTTTAGCGTCCTTGTATGCATCTTCGCCGCCCGGCTCGTCGAGTCCCTTAAAGCCTGAGAACAGGCGAAGCAAAGCCGGGCTATTTTCCTTTGTCTGACGCGCAAACTCATCTTTGCCGGCGACTATGCGGTCCTCCATAGTGTGCGCGCGGTCGACCGTCTTCTTGGCCTTGTCGGCTTCCTCTGACTGCTTGCGCTTCTCATCCTCTTCTTTGCGGTCTGCCCTATCTTGGTGTTCTTTGTCCTTGCGAGCGTCAGTCTTCTGCTTCTCAATGGCCCTTTGTAGATTTTCAATCGCCTTTTGAAGGTTGTTTTCAGCCTCGACTAGTTCGTGGTGCGACTCTTGCTCGCGCTGTTGTTGCGCCTTTTTCTCGGCAAGTTCCGCGCGGCGTTCGGCTTGGTCCTCCTTGGCGCGTTGTTGGTCCTTGTCTATCTTTTTCTTTTCTTTTTCGTAGTCCTTAGTCGATAGCTTTCCGCTTGCGTATCTATCGGCTAAGTCGTCTCGCCGTTCCTTAAAGTCTTCGGCGCTACGCTTCTCACTGCGATATTCGCTGCGCTCCGAGCGCGCTTCATCGGTCGCTCGGTCGGCCTCATGTTGCTTCGCCTTCTCAACATTATACTCCGCGTTGGCGACTGCGTTTTGCGCATCTTTTACTTTTTGCGCTGCGTCAACTTGTCGTTCCGCCGACTCTTCTGCCGCATCCGCCTTTTCTTGTTCTGCATTTTTAATGCGTTCGGCTGACGATATTGCGGATTCGGCCTGCTCTGTTTCTGCGATTTGAACGGCTTCCGCAGCAGTGGAAACGCGTTCCTTCATGACCTCCCAGGACTCGACAACAGAGTCGGCCGCAAGCGATGCCTCTCGGAATCCCTTGCGAACGTCGCGGCCGAGTTCCGACATAGCCTTAAACCCTACCGCTGCGGCCTCGCCCGCAGCGGCCATACGCTGAGTGTCTTCAGCCGTTGCGCCGGCCGCATATTGCAGGTCGAGTATTGCAGCGCCGGCTTCGTTGGCCTTGTATGTCAGGACTCCGACTGCGACCGCCGTAGCGGCGACGGCGGTTGCAACGCCAACCGCAACGGTGGCAAACCCGGCAAGAGCGCCGACGACCCTAGCAAACCCGCCAGCGCCGGCCGCCGCGCCTTGTCCGGCAGTTGCGGCCGCAGCGCCGGCCGCCTTTACCCCTGCCGCGGCCTCAGAACTGCCCGAGTGGATGCTACTAAATACGCTAACGAGCGCCTTGCCCGCAGTAACCGCGTGTTTAGATATCTCGTCAAAAATCTTTGCGCCTTCACCGAACTTTGTTCCGGTTATTGCGCCTATACCTTCTGATATCTTCTCGAAAACTGAAGTCGCTTGTTCTCCTAACTTTTCTAGGCCCTTGCCCATTTCGCCCTTGTTCAGGGCAGCTTCAAGCTTGCGAGCTGCGGCCTCGCCGGCAGGGCCGAGCTTGTTTAGGTCGGCGATTATATCTTTAACGCCTTTGATTGATACTTTAGCTTCAAAGGCCATTTACGAACCCATTCTTTTCGCGAAAAATTCAAGTACCTGCTCGGCACCCTTTTTAATTGCTTCCGTGACATTATATCGCACGGGCATTTTGACGGAACTAATACCGATATACATCGGAACCAAGTCCCCGAACTCGTTACCAAACACCGCGGACCCGCGCTTCTTTCGTATTTTTACAGACTTGGCAGTGGCCCGGACGATGCCACCCGAGCCAGGACCAAGTAGCATAGGTGGATGACCGGGCAAGTTGACAGATACAAGCTTCTGCCCGAGGCGCGCGACGAACTGTTTCGGCGTCAATTGATTGTTGCCGGTACCCTTGGGGACCGCATCGGTAGGTATCCATAGCAAGGGCTCACCATTAATCGACGTGCCCTTTTCGAAGACGGTCGATATTCTGATTTTATCGTAAACGGTGACGTAAACCCCGTCGCTGTCCTTTTTAAGATTTGTCATTTTGACGCCGCGTTGCCACCATCCGCCAAACCCGCCGCCAGCAATAGCTGCCTTGGCGTATTCAACCGCCGCCCTTCCTGCGTCCTTCACCGCGCCCTCTTCGGCTTCCTTAAATTTCTTAGTCTCCGCGTCGATTTCTTTTTTGAATGACCCATCTATTACACTACAAATAAGCGAAATGCTCACCGGCCCCACTCCTTCACCGTGTTTTGCACGTCGCGCCATTCACCACGCGCGCCCATGGCGGCGATTGAGAGTAATTGAGCATGTATGCGGCGGGATTCGGTGCGGTCGAGCTTGAGCATGAAGGCAGCTTGCCGCGGTGTGTAGTCGAGCGCGGCTTGCCCGTCAGTTTTCATTAGCTCGCGGAGACTGCGGGAGAGGACTCGGTCAAGGCTTCGCTCTTGGCCGGCACGGGCGAGATGTCGAGCGTGCTTACTAGCTGGGCTATGCGCTCCGAGAAAGGGGCGAGGCCCTGCGGGAAAGTCTGAGTAAAGACGGCGCCTATGATGTCGATTTGAGCGGAAGCAGAAAGGTATTCGAATTCGTGCTCCGACTCGGCCGGCGCGTGGCACCCAGCCGCCATGATGGCATTGGCCGCCTCGGGTTCCTTTGCAAGGATAGAGGCGAATGCAAGCCCGCTACCCAGGAATAGCTCTGAGATTTTTGGAAAGCGCGCAATGATAGAAGCTAATTGGCGGAAGGACAGCCCGTAAACGTCGAGGACCTTTTCGCCGATTAACACTTTCTCGGGTTGCGGAATAAGCTCAGATAAGAAACTCATGAAAAACGTTCCTTTCCCGTGAAAAACAGTTCCCCAAGGGCCGGAACGGCCCAAGGGGAATAGATAGATAGGAACAATTACGCGGTAGGCGTACCAGTGTAGACGTTGCCCTTGCCAATAAAATAATCAACGGTCGAGGGCGGAGTTGTCGGCGCGCCGTTAGCAGTCGTGAATTGCACGGTGCCGAAATTGGTACCTGCGGCATTCAAAAGGACGTCGCCGGAAATTTCCAACTCCCCCCAATCGTCGCCGATGAAATTAATCGCCTTGTTGCAGTTCAAGAAGACGTTAGGAAGGATGACGGTCAAATGCGCGCCGATGTCGTTTGTGCCAACCAGCTTAACCTGCCGTTGGATGTTAGACACAGCGCCGATATCAATCGTCATTGAGGTCGTGTCGGACGCGTCGAATGCGCCAAACAGGGCCATGATGATATTGTCCGGCACCCACTCGTCGAGCTTTAACATTAACTCGAACTCTTGCGCGGTTACGGCAATCTTGTCCATTTTCTTGGTGCCGGTCATGCTGGACCAATGCTTCTTGATTTCCGGCTTAGGTGTGATGATAAACGAAGGGCAGTTGCCCACGTGAACCCAGGTTGTAGTCATAATTTCTCCTATTAAAGCTCAGTAGATTTGAGCGGATACGTGATTTGAAAATTAAGCGAGACTCTTCCGATTGTCGAGCGACCGGGAACTATCTCGCTTGCCATTCCCTGATAGAGTACTCGCCCGTTAGTTCCGTAAATTGACGCCAAAGTCGCATCGGTCAAAATCGCCTTCACAAGGCCGACCCTAATTGCGCTTAGCTTAGGGCCGAGATTATCCGCCCAAATATTCGTACCGCCAACCTGAACAATATTTCCAGGCGGCGCCATCGCGGTGACCATAATATAAGGTACCATATGCACACGATTAGGAATCTGTCCCGAACGTCCAAGAGCTTGGTCGCGGTCGTCAATCTCCTCGTCGCCCTCGAAAACAATCGCGGCAGGTAATAGCTTGTCGGGTGGGTCATAGTAATTCCTACCCGCAAGGGCGATAATAGGCTGCGCCGCGGCTATCGCCACAAGCTGATTAAGTAGCGCCTCGCGACGGTCGGTCATGCTGTAGCACCTCCGCCCGTCACGTTGGCCGAGCCATCGGCCTCGCCGCGCGGTGTCGCGTCGCCCGAGACGATTGACGAGCCATCGGATTGGCCGCCCGCCATGACCACCTCGGCGATAGTCAATATCAATTCAAGCTCGCCGTCGTCCTCCCCGTTAGGGGACGGTTTCGGCTCATAGCTTCGAATGCGCCACGAACGGTTGCTGAAAATAACCGATGCCATGTCGAGCGCGGTAATTGTCGCGTTGAGCGCGGCGAGCCCGCCTGCAAGCTCGGGCATTCGGACGCGACACATCGGGGTTACCGTTTCGACAATCATCCCGTGGCCGAGCTTCTCGGACGACCCTGCCGTGCGGTCGAGCACAAGGACGGAAACGTTTCCGGCAGGTGTCGTTATCAGTGCGTCGACTCCGTGAAACCCGTATATCGGGCCATAAAGGAGTGTTTGATAATCAATCATGACGCGGTGTTCATTGACATAAAGGAAGCGACAACCGGCGAGGCGCTGGAGTCTTCGTCGCGCGCGAGCAGGTACCTATTCCAATCGTTCTCAAGCTGAGGCTTGTTTCCGGCGAATTCAATAACACCGTATGAATTGCGCTTAAGATCCGTGTGCGGGTTGAACCCGTGCTTTACGAACATTTCCCAACGGCCTTGATAGGCGCGATTGGCTTTTGTTCCGTGGAAAGGATGTTCAATCGTCGACCATATGTGGCCCAGCTTGCCTCGGGCGGCGACGGCCGCACGGGCTTGCCAAGCAAGAATTGCGTCCATGTACTCTGAGCCGACCCTGCCATCCACCGATTTTTGTCCATATCCCACCATTGCTAGTGCCATGTGGTAGTCGCCAGAGCCCATCCCACCAAAATCAATAAGACCGCCCACAGCGTCAAGAAAATCTCGTCGCCATGCCCAGGCATATCCGGGGTGCGGGTAATCAATGGGTCCGCCTTCGAATTTCCAGAGCTTTCCGGTATTGACGACCGGAAAACCTGCGACATATTGCCGCCCGAAACTAACGTGATGCTGCAAAATTTCATCGCGCGGACCGAGGTCGAGCGCGTCCGACCACATTTGCACGACTGGCCAGAGGTCGAGCGCTTTGACCGTCTTATCCATCCATGAGTCGTCGCGCCAAGTAACGTCGGCGTCGATAGTTGCAATCTTTGAAATATCGTGCGGAAGCGATGCAATGCCGATATTGAGCAGGTTTTCTTTCGACCACGCCGTCGTCGTCGCTCGAACTCCGATATGCTTAATTCTAGGTAACCCAGAAAGCTCAAAAGCTCGGTCACCGTGAGCACATTCGACTAGCGTCACAGCGGCACCATGTCCTACCCAAGACGTAATAGCCTTGGTGGCCAAATCGATGCGGCTGCGCCAGCCGTGCGGGTTGGAAACGCAAGTGACGACGTGCATAGCGTCCCCCTTTAGGTAAGAGCTTCGATGCCGACAACCGTTGTGTTTGTGCTTAAAACGCGCGTCACGCGCACGTAGCGAGTTTCGCCCGCCGCGAAAGCCAACGTGCGAGGGTTGGCGCTTCCGCCACCGCGGGTCCAAACGACCATGTTACCGGCCGCGTTTGCGCGAAGCCCCTTGGCCGCGGTCGGCAGGTCGACCGAGTCGCTCTTGGTGACCGGGTAGGCGTCTTCTGCTGCCGAGGACGGCAGGAAATTAAAGATATCGTTCGGGTCGTTTGCATTCGCCATCAGATTAAAGCCTCGATTGTTCCGGCAGTGGTGCCAGTATTGTAAACTCGGATAACGCGAATATGGCGCGTTTCTCCTGCGGCGAAATTCAGTAGACGCGACACGTTGCCGCGGGTTTTAACCGTAACAGTTCCGGCCGTGACTACGCGAAGACCTTTTGCCGCGGTCGGTAGGTCGTTATTGTCGTCGGGCGATACGGGCTGGACGTCCTCGGCAACCGAGGAAACCAGAAAGGTAACGCCGTCGTTAGGGTCGTTTACGTTTGCCATTTTCAGGGTGCCACGTAGGAGAAAAAGTAGGAATAGGAGTCAGTCGTCATGAGGCTCAAAGCGTCAGCCTGTCCGGCGCCCGACGTTGCAAATACTCTAAGGTACTGGGAAACTCG